GTTCTAGCAATAGCTGCTGAACCTGAAATACCTAAAATTTCTTCAAGTCTTTTTTCTCTTTCCTCTTGCAATCTCAATGCTATAGCTTCTAAATTTGTCATTATATAACATCAAATATTAATTTGTCATCAATTATTTTTGTAACATTATTTACTGTAACTTTTAATTTAAGTCTATAACTTCTGTTGATAGGATATGTGGATGTATCTAAAAAGAAGTAATTTGATTTTGCATCACAACTTATTTTAGAATATTCACCAAATGGAATAATTACCTCATTTGTTCTATAATCTTCAATTTGATAAAAAGAAGAAGTTGGTAAAAATTTTGATTGGTCATACTCAAAAGTAGTTGTAAAAGATTTTGTTGGGTAAATATCCCTACCTTTAACCCTAATTTTAGATTTTGTACCTTGTAAATATTCTTTCTGTAAATTTGTTACAACTATTTTAGAGTTATCTAAAGCATCATTAATACTTGAACCTGTAATTGGTGATAAGGACCCTGTTATAAAAGAACTATCATTCCAAATTAATTCTAATTTTGGTTGGTAGATTGTATTTGTTTCTTTTGAGAAAAATTTTAAAACACCATAATCTACTGTATCGTTTTCTGCATCTATGCTATGTCTTACTATAAATCCATTATTTGGTAGAGAACCACTAACCCATTGGTGTATAATGTTTGTAACATCCATTCTAACATCATCCGGCTCGTAGTAATAAGATTGTGTTGCTGAACCTGTAATATACCAAGTCCCACCTTCTGCGTTTGCGGAACCTGTTGTACCACTTGCAAAAACAGCAGTTCCTCCGGTCACATTGTCTTGCCACTTTGCAACACCATTTCTATATTTCCAACTTACACCATCAGTAGTAATATTATCAAATTTGGTGCCTGTACCCATTATCCAACTTTGAGAAACGGCATTTGCATAGATTGAATATTCTAATGGAATTTCGGAAGCGTTTGCTGAACGTAAATTTAAAAAGACATACCAGCTACCTGTAACTTCATTTTCAATATCACTTTTGAGTGAGCCGGTATCAAATTTAATTAAAGTTCTAGCTATATCTTTAGTAGAACCATAGTAAAGTTTACCAACCTCTAATATCTCATCTCTACCTGCGTTTTGTTCAGGTTGTTGTAGGTAGATACTGGCATCGTATGATGATGTATAAAATTTATGCATATTATAAAGCTCTTCCTTTTATATCTTTGTTTGGAAATTTGACTTCAAAAACACAAGGGTCTAAAGATGGATATATTATCTTATCTTTAGTCGCCTCATCTATATTGTATTTATTTGGTGAGTACCCGTCTCCACCATCTCCACAAATATTATATATCCTAATGGATGGTACACTTAATACTCCATCGATATTTGCAATTAATAATTCTATTTCTGATATAATAATTGGTTTATTAAATGTCCAATTATCAATATTGAAATACTCTTGCAATTCTGATAAGCAACTTGCTAATACCTCTGTTTTATTGTAATTAGCGTAAGTAATTATTTCAAAATCAATTCCAATATTTACAATAAAACCATCAATAATATTTACACCATCTGTCAACATTCTATATTCACCTAAATAAGTTTTAAGATTTTCTCTGACTGCTACATTTATATTTCTAAGTTTTTTATTATCATCATATCCTAAAACATACATGTTAATTGCAAAAGGATTATTCTGTTCTGTGACTCCTCCTCTTTTTTGTGATAAAAATTTTACTAATTCTCTTTGTATATCACCTTTTGATAAATCTTTGATTGATTCAACTAAATTAGTAAATTCTTGTAAATTTTTAGGATTAGCAAGTATACTTGCGGGAGAATTATTATCTAACTCACCATCGGCGGATACACAGACTTTTGCTACACTACCATATTTAGCTGGCATAGATAATGCACGAACAACATAATCTTGTTTAGTAACCGCTCTATTTTGAGAACCAAACATTGCCAATCCGTTTTGCCTAATTTCTTCTATTGATTCTTCATCCCTACCTCCGGTAGCAGATTCTAAATTATTTACTACCAATGTTTCTTTACCCGCCTGGTATCCTGGTAGAACTGCAGAATCTATTGATAATAAATCTTCATTATATTCAATACGTGTTATTTTATTTAATTCTTGACTATTTACATTTGAAGAAATTCCTCCACCTACAAGATATTTTATTGTAAGGGATTTACCTGCCGGAGCAATACCGAATGTATTTGTTTTTAGAAAATTTGCCGGGTCAATACCTGTATTAGTTCTTTGTATTGAATTAGCTAATCCTAATCCGATATTTTTTGTATTAGGTAAAATAACATCATCACTTAAACTTACATCACCACTACCAAATTGTAATTCTATGGTATTATCTGCATTTATTTTTGTAGAAAATCTACGAGGGACTTTTTTAACCTCCAATATGTATGGAACATCTAATGAATGACTTGCCAGATTTTCATTTGCATTTGTAGTTTTATTTTGCCTATCTATAAAAATACTTTCTTGTGCCAAATATGGTACTTCATAATATTCATTCCCCTCAGCGTCTTTTACTGATACTATTGATATTATATTAGTTTCTTCTAAATTTATGGTTGGGTATTCCGTATCCCCAACTGGTAGATTTGCTGTTGTCGATATTTCGGTAGCAGATATTGCTTTTACTTTTTTTGTAATTAAAAAATATGTTGGTGCTCCTGTTGTTAAATTTCTTTCATAAACATCGATTTCTCTATCATTTTTGTTTGAAAAATCTATTTCATCTATTGCTCTAAATATAATTCCAGAATTTGAAGATACCTCCATACCTTCTTTTATTTTAACATAATATCTGCTATCTGGTGCTGGATTTGAACCGTTTCCATCGGATGGAACAAGCATATACATAGTTAAAGTTGTAATAGCTGGTGAAGTTACTTTGGGTTTGTAACCAAACGATTGTGCTATTGATAACAAATTTTTTCTTTCTGTCGCATGATTTAATAAAGATTCTTTTAATTGAATATCTTGATAAAATGATAATACATCACCAATATATGATGCCATTTCAATAAATACCATTCCTGGAGAAGCATCATTAAAATCAGAATAGGTGTTTGGAAAATATGTTTTTGTAAAATCAATTAAATTTTCTTTAAATGAAGAAAAGTCTTTCCCCACATAATTTATATCTTTTTGATTATTTTTAAAATTTCTATTTAATGTTTTAGATGCCATTATTATTTATTATTTTACAACTACATTTATATTTTCTCTCATATTCGGATTTGATACCAATGAAAAATTTATCTCTAAAGAAATTCTATTTTTATCTATATCTTCATCCGTATAATCAAATATTATTTCATCAATATTAATTTCTGGTAACCAAAAGGAAACAGCATCATTTATTACTCTCTCTATTTCTGAATCAATTACTTCTCTATTAATTGGTTCGAAAACTATTTTATGTATATCACAACCAAATAAAGGTTGCATTACTCTTTCTCCTTTTCTTGTTAATATAAGATTTATTAGATTATTTTTAATTTGTGTCAATGTAGTATAATTTACAGAAAAAGGACCATTGGAATTAGATGATGTATTTATACCAATACCCAATACTTTAAAATTATTATTTTTTAAATCAGCTACATTTACTTTACCTAATTCAATTGCCATTTTATCTTAATCCTTTTTGTTTTTCTTGTTTTATAAATACTTTTGTCAATTGTGTATAATCTTTATTTAATGCCTTTTGAATTGCATCTAATCCAGCATTACCAGTTGAGGGTAATTGTTGTGGAGTAGATTGTTCTCTGTAATCCATAGTTTCCCAACCATCTTCTTCATATCTTTCAGGCTGCATCATATCTAACACAGAACTTTCATCCATCATACCACCCTCTGCTCTTTGCGCTGCCGTAAATGGTGTTGTATTATTTAAAACCTCATTTAACATTTTATTGTTAGTAAAATTTTTTACAGGTCTATTGATTGCTGCTTGTGTGTTTTTTACAAGTCTTTTCTTAGTTTCTGTCATCTCCATTAAAGATGTTCCCTTTTTTTCTTTGTTTAATGTAACTGCTCCGGATTTAATCAGTTTTGCCAATTCTTCTTTTACTTGTTGTTTTACTTCGTTTTTGACAACTTCTTTGATTAATCCGACTAATAATTTCGAATCCATAATAATTGTTTTAAATAAATATTGAAAGTTAAAATTTAATTAGGGTACTATATAACCAACCCACGGAATAACACCTGGCGCAGGTGGTGCCGGTGGTGGATATTGTGCTAATACTATATAAAGACCACTAACGGTTGATAAATGAATTTTTGCAGCCGTTATAAATGCATCTAAAAATATAGATGAATTATTACTTGGGGGAACAGGTATTGGTGTCCAACTACCAGGATTTAAAACTAATCCTTGAGTAAGTGCTATACTTTTGATAGCACCAGGCGGTGGGATAATGGGTGGTATTGGCATTAATAAACCGCCTGTCCAATATGAAATTATTGCCGGGCCTATTACATCTAATAGTGTTGTGGAATTTGATTTTTGGGTTTGAGACAAAAATAAAATTAGCTGAGCCTCCATTGCTGATGTGTTTCCTTTCATTAATGGAATAGGACTTATTGTTTCTTTTCCTGATTTTATAGCCGTATCATATGCTAAAGTAAATGTTTTTGCAAACCCGGCCATATTGTTTCCAAATGCGTGTGATTGCATCGCTGGCAGTAAGGTTGATTTGAAAATACTCCATGACATTAGTTCTTACTTAAAAAGTTTTTAGCTGCTAATATATTTTTTAATTTAGATTTGATTTGATTAAAAGTTGCTATATTTGTAGGCCCTGTCGCAGATGGACCGGCTGGAGTTAAGTAAATTTGTTTTGTAATTGCATCTATTAAATCTTCTAATACTTTTACCAATTCACCACCCAGTACCATTTTTTGTACAGCTGCACCGGCATCACCCTCCCCTTTATCTTTTCCCAAAAATATTTTACCGTTATCTGAATTTAAAAAAATTT